AGCGAGCATTCCGCAACGTTCTCGCAAGCCTTGAGGGGCATAAGCTTATCGCACTCCTCACGCAGGCAATAAACCCAATCAAACCTCGATTCGGCGCAGGAGTGTCCCCTGAGATGGCAGCATTCCGCGATGGGCAGGCGGATGTCATCGCAACGCTTTTAACCCGTGGGACGAACCTCGGGATGTCCAAACCAGACAACTACCACAACCAATGACAACCGAAGAAAAACGAACGGAGCTTGAAGCGGCAGGCATCAAAGTCCGAACCAATGCCTCGCCTGCCAGAGTAGACGACCTTTACGCCGAATACCAGGCTATGGTCGAGGAGCATGGGCCGATTGTCACTGACGACATCGAGCCTGTCGAAGAGATCGCGCCAGTGAGGGTTGCGGTAACTAGTTCCGGCGACGATAGCATGGCTGAGTTCTACAGATTCATGCTCGCGAACGGCAGCAAAATGTCTGGCGACAAGACTCCCATCGTTATCGAATGGGCGCGGCGGAACCTCACCGAAGAACAGTTCAACTCGCACTACAATGGGAGGGTCAGCAAATGAGCGAAGAAGCAACACTTTCCGCCCCGGCAGCAGTCGAATCTTCGGCAGCATACGGCACAACCGTATCGCCTGTCGATACATCGGCCACAACGGCGGCATCGACGGCATGGTATGGGCAATTGCCCGAAAGCCTCGCAGGCGACCAGAAGTTCTTCGATCAGTTCAAGGATCAGGAGTCGTTCATGCGATCCGCCAAGGAAACGAAGAGCGCACTCTCCCGCAAGATGGAAGGATACGTCAGAATTCCCGGCGAGAACGCGAGCGAGGACGACATCGCTGCATATCACCAGGCTATCGGAGTTCCCGAAGATCCATCCGGCTACGAGATCTCAGCGGAGGAGGCAATCAACCTTCCCGGTTTTGATCCCGAAGCACTCGGCCCGATCAAGGAAGCCGCGCATTCCCTTGGCCTTTCCGCTCAACAGTTTGAGGGACTTGTTGCCGCGCAAGCTCGCATCGAGTCCGCTCAGATCGCTGAGATGACACGGGCGGAAGAGGCACTCGTCAACCAGTGGGGCAACGACTTTGAATACAAGGTGATGGACATTCAGCAACGAGTAGGGGAAGTCCTCGATCTTGATCAGATGCTGATGCCTCGGGCGGATGTCCTTCGCGCCCTAGACTTCCTTGCCGCAGATTTCCGGCAGGACACAACCGCAACTGGTCGCGCATCGACTAGCGTGTCGAGCATCGAAGAGCAGATCGGCTCCATCCTGCAAAGTCCCGCCTACCGAAACGGGACCGACAAGGCAGCACGGGAGCGATTGCACGGTCTATATCGCGAGCAAGCAGCAAGAGAAGCAGCAACGCGAAGATAATTTCCACCGCAAGGAATCGCTACCTAGCAATGGAGTCCCCACCCCGGTTTGTCGTTTTTCTGGGGTGGGGATATTTTTTTACTTGCACAACTAGACTTTGACGCAAAGGCATTAAGATAGTTCTTCAAATGGCCCCATGAAATGGGACTACCGGGAGAAGGCGAGCAACCAACGAATGGCCCCGCGAGGGATTACCGGACGGCAGGTGCAACACCTAAACTTCTAAACCCATTTCAAAATCATGGCACTATCTATTGCCCACGGCATCCCAGAAGAATTCCGCCGCGAATTCACCAACAACCTCGAGCATGAGGTTCAACAGCTCCTCTCCAAGTTCTCCAGCCGCATCAAGGTTGAAGGCTTTGAAGGCAAGGAAAACATCTACAACTCCCTTGAGCCGCGTTCGTTCAAGAACCGCAACGGGCGACTTCAACAGTCCGCTCCTACGGAAGCCGAACTTCACGCTCGCAAACTCACGAAGGTTCCGTTCTACGATCAGGCGATCTTCGACAAGTGGGACAAGGAGTTCCTTGGCAAGCTCGCCCTCCCTGACTCGGAAACGATCCAGGCGATGAAGGCTGCCTACGCTCGTCTCATCGACACCGAAGTCTGCAAAGCCGCAGACGCCACCGTTTACGGAGGTCAGGAACCGTATGTCACCGCTATCGATCTGCCGGACACGCAGAAGGTTAGCGTTCAACTTGGATCAAGCCCTGCTGCCAATATCGGACTCACTCCCGACAAACTGGTCAAGGCAATGCAGATCTTCAAGGAGAACGACATCTATCCCGAAGAGGAAGAGTTGATCCTTGCCATCAATCCGAAGGCAGAGCAAGACCTGTATACCTACGTCAAAAACTCAAGCAATGACGTATATGCAGCGATGATCTCCCGTTGGTTGGAATCCGGCGGATCGACCAAGCTGTTTGGTTTCACCGTGATCTGCACCAACCGGATCGTGAACACTACCGCTACTGACATCGACAGTTGCTTCGCTTACTCGGCCAAACGTGGACTCTACATGGCTCCCGAAAAGCTTGAGATCCACATGGATGTCCTTCCAACTCAACAACATGCCTTGCAAATCAGCGCATATGCGACACTAGGCTTTATGCGACGTTTCGAGAAGGGTGTCGTTATGATCCCCTGCGACCGCAGTCCTGCCTAATCAATTCCACCACTGAAAGGAAAACCATCTCATGGCATCTATTAATACCGCAGAACGAACCGCACAACTCGAAACGCTTTACAAGCGTGAGGTCTCTCCTTCTTATCGGCAGCTTCAAGCTCCCTTGAGAATCGCGAGCTATGAAACGATCACTCTCACCGCAAGCTCCGTTACCGCAGGCGACACTATCGTCCTCGGAACGCTTGGTTGTGGCGGGCGAATCATCCCAGAGCATTGCCGGATTGTCGGCACGGGCGGAAGCGTTCAAGGAACCGTCAAGGTTCAGAAGGTCAATTCCGAAGGAACTGCTACTGATGTCACTGGCCTTGCTACGCTTGCCACTGATGAAACGGCAGTTCCGTTCCTCAAGAGGTCCGGTGCGCGCACGCTTGCCGATTTTGAAGCAACTGATTACCTTCAGTTGACAATCGGCACTGCGACCGCACTTGCTGCTGGCGACACTGTTGAGCTTTATCTGGCTTACTCGTCAGACGAAGCTTCCTGATCCACTTCAACATCCCGCTCATCCTTCGGGGTGAGCGGGTTTTCTTTGAATCGCGGGATAGTCTAGAGGTATGACGGGAGGTTCATATTCTCCAAACACGGGTTCGATTCCCGTTCCCGCAATCTACTGCGAACATGGCTGATGTAGACATCGCGAACCTAGCCCTCTCCCATCTGGGAGCGCAAAGGATCGCGTCACTGTCTGATACCAGCAAGAACGCTATCGCCTGCCGCCTGCATTACGACACGGTTCGCGACTCGCTACTCAGAACCAGGCTTTGGAAATTCGCCATCGTCCCGGTCAAACTGTCGAAGCTTGCGGATGCTCCCATCTTCGGCTGGAGCAACGCATTCGTCCTCCCGCACGATTTCCTGCGTGTCGCTACGTTCAACGGTTTCGAGGTCGATCTCCGCGCCTCAGAGTTCCGCATCGAGGGACTCACGCTACTGACTGACGCTGATGAGGCGCAGATCACCTACGTTCAGCGAGGAGTTTCCGCAGATCGCTTCGATTCCAACTTCGTCGAGGTGCTTGCCTACCGTCTCGCGGCAGCAATCGCGATGGAGATCACGCAGTCCGCCGATCTCCGCAACATGATGGAGGCAATGGCGGCAGAGAAGCAGAAAAAGGCAGGACATGTCAACGCCGCACAAGGACGCTCGACCGTGATCTCGGGACCGTCTGACGCAGCATTCGGGAGGCACTATTAATGGCTACACCTACCGACATCTGCAACATGGCGATCTCACGGTTGGGGCAACCGAAGATCAACGATATCGGCGAGAACTCAGCGGCAGCAATCGCTTGCCGCGATCACTTTGAACCAGTTCGGGATGCTCTCCTGCGCGGACATCCTTGGAACTTCGCGACCGTTAGGGCGGATCTTGCTGAAGGTGCGACTCCCGAATACGGCTGGAGCAGATCCTTTACCCTGCCGGATGACTTCCTGCGACTCAATACCGTCAACGGAGTCGAGGCATCGAGGTGCGAGGCAGACTACTCCCTGACGTTTAGAACGATCTACAGCAACGCGGACACGCTCCAGGTTACCTACGTCAAGCAGATCGAGGACACTACCCTGTTCGATCCTCTGTTCGTCGAGGCATTCGTTCTTAAGCTTGCCGCAGCAATCGCTCCCAGCATCGCAGATCCCACTGAGAAGAGCGCGATGGAGGGACTGTCCGCTAGCAGGCTAAGGGATGCCGCCTTCGCAGACGCGAGCGAAAACCGCTCGATGATCTCGACAACGTCGATGGGCGCGGCATCCCGCTACTATCGACCGCAGGCAGTAGCATTCGACGCATGGGGACCGTCCGTTGGGATCAAGGGGGGGGACGGCTGGACTCCGCTGATTAGCCTCGTCAATGACGCAGGCAGGGAGGTTGTCTACGTCTACGATTGGACGGGCGGCGACGGCATCGCACCGAAACCGGGAATCGGCTACGTTGGCAGATACGGGATTGTTTCAAACATCGCGGATGCGGTTAGCATTCGTGGAACTAATGGACCCAACTCCGTCACTACGTCCACAACCACTAATATCTCGGGACTTCTGAAAGGTAATGGCAATGTCGTCTCTGCGGCTACTGCCGGAACCGATTATGCTGCCGCAGAACACACTCACGATGGGGATACACTCGGATTTGTTGAGAAGATTCAGTTCGATACGACTCCCACGGGAGTTGCTACAACCGTTGGGGATTTGATCTGGAATGTCGAGGAAGAGACGCTCGATCTACAGTTAGACGGGTTTTTGATGCATATCGGGCAGCACCTGATCTACCATGCGCAAAATCAATCGGGATCGCCAATTGCCAAGGGCACTCCGGTCATGTTCGATGGAACGGATGGAGGTAGCGGAAAACTTCTCATCAAGCCCTGGGATGGGACAGGTCCGGCAACCCTATTCATGGGGATAACCGGAGAAACATTTGCAAATGGACATCAAGGTAGCGTAGTGGCTTTTGGAAAACTCAGAGACATCCAGACCAACGGCGCGAACTACAGTCAAACGTGGGCAAATGGAGAAATTATTTATGCAGGGACCAACGCAGTAAAACTGACAAATACAAAACCTTCTGCGCCAAATCCCATAGTTGAGGTGATGGCAGTAATCCGATCCCACGCTAACGCTGGGATTGTTTTTGTTCGCCCGAATTATTTCACTGCGGATGTCTTTGGACCGTCGAGCGCGACCGATAACGCCATCGCTAGATTCGACGGGACGACCGGGAAGTTGATCCAAACTGGTGGCATCACCATCGCTGACGGGGCTACAGGCACTTTGGCTGGGTCCAACTCCGGTGACGTTACGCTAACCGGAACCCCGAACTACCTGACTATCGCGAACCAAGTCATCACCCGTAACAACGTAAATCTGGGTTCCCACGTTACCGGGACTCTCCCTGTCG